CTCGCGGATAGCTCGCTCGGTAGCCACCGTTATTGGGATATCTCTATCTATACCAATGCAGGTAGCAGATTCAGGCTCGATAGATGCCATTCAACCAAAACCATATATCAGATCAATACTCAATCACGAGCAAGCTCTATGTCTTATCAAACTTTATGGAAAAGAATCAGCATTTAATCAATATGCTTTAGGGAATACTCAATCATTAGATGCTGATTATGCTTATGGCATACCTCAGCTGAAGAACCCAGCGTTAGCCAATATGTCAGCAGTAGAGCAAGTCAATGCTGGTATAGACTATATAGAGCATAGGTATGGCACACCATGTATGGCTTATGCACATTACATAGATAAGGGATGGCATTGATGGCAACTAAGAAAGGTGACCCACGCCTCAGTCGTAAGTATAGAGAACGTAGACTGCAGGTGTTGGCACGTGATGAGTGGACATGCCATTACTGTAGCCAACCAGCTACTACTGCAGACCATATCATTCCTATTGCTAATGGTGGTGATCCAATAAGCCTTGACAATATGGTGGCGTGTTGCGTGTCATGTAATAGTCGCAAAGGTTCACGCTCACAGGGTGTTTTTTTGCAGCAGCAGCGTACCCCCCCTGTTTTTATCGACTATATCTCTCCAATGCGCTCGATACCAGCCGAAGACTCACCGTTTACGCTCAGACCGAACCAGATTGAACCCAACTGATGCCGCCTCGTAAAAAACCACTACAGGGGAAAGTGACCCCGAGACTCTCCAACACACCCCTGAAGGGCAAGAGCAAGGTAGACGATGTTAAAGAGCTGGCAGAACTCATCAAGATGCCTTTACTGCCGTGGCAGGAGCATGTTCTCAAGGATGCTTTGACTGTAGACAAGGACGGCAAGTGGATCCGTAAATCTAACCTCATCCTCGTAGCTCGACAGAACGGTAAGACCCATCTCACCCGAATGCTTATCCTTGCCCACCTTCTAAAATGGGAGTCTAAGAATGTTATTATTGCTTCTTCTAACCGTGCTATGGCTCTGGACACGTTTCGACAAGTAGCCCAAGTCTTTGAGGCCAATGAGAACCTCATGGCTATGGTCAAGGCTATCCGTTATGCCAATGGTACTGAATGTATTGAGATGAAGACCGGTCAACGACTGGACGTAGTAGCTGCGACCCGAGATGGATCGCGTGGTCGTACTGCCGATGCTCTTTTCCTCGATGAATTGCGTGAATGGGGCGAAGAAGCCTATAGAGCGGCTATGCCAGTCACCAGAGCGCGACCTAACGCCCATACTTGGCTTACTTCCAACGCTGGCGATGCTTTCTCAGTAGTTCTTAACGATATGCGCGAAAGAGCGCTATCTAACCCACCTAAGAGCTTTGGATTCTATGAATACTCAGCTGAACCAACCGCAGATATCTGGGACAGGAAAGGCTGGCAACAAGCCAACCCTGCTCTCGGATGGACTATTACGGAGGAAACACTTGAAGAGTCAGTCGCTACGTCGCCAATCGAAAACACCAAAACTGAGCTCCTTTGCACTTGGGTTTCGTCATTACAGTCGCCTTGGACTCATGGAAGTATTGAAGACTGCTCTGACGCTAACTTGGAAATCCCAGTCGGCGGTTACACGGTTTTCGCCTTTGACGTCAATCCATCTCGTCGCAATGCGTCTTTGGTTGCTGGCCAGATACTCGCAGATGGTCGAATTGGAGTTGGACTACTACAAACGTGGGAAAGCCAAGTTTCGGTAGATGATCTCAAAATTGCGGTAGATATCAAGGCTTGGGCAGACCAGTACCGACCTCGGATGATTTGCTTCGATAAATATGCTACCCAGACCATCGCTGACCGCCTTGCTACCTCGGGACAGGTCGTGCAAGACATTTCTGGCGCTGCCTTCTATACGGCGTGTACGGATCTAAAGAATGCTCTCGATAATAGAACCTTGGTGCATAAAGGACAGGATAAATGGATTCAACAGATGAACAACTGTGCAGCAAAGACCAACGATTCATCATGGCGGATAGTCAAGCGCACATCTGGCGGCGACATATCTGGAGCGATTGCTTCCGCGATGGTTGTAACACAGTTGGTGAAACCTATGCAGATGCCAACGATTTATGTCGGTGAATAGTGTATAATTAGCGTTCTATGGGTATCTTTAATCGCAAGACCAAAGAACTTACTGCTCAGGTTAATCCTGCAGTTTATGATGCTCCTTTTGGTTCTTCTTACTCCATGGGAAACTTTGGCGGTTGGAATAACTGGGCTTCACCGATTGACCGCCAAGCTGCGGCTTCAGTCCCAGCGGTTTCACAATGCGTTCAGCTGATTAAAGGCACAATCGCAGGCATTCCGCTAGAAGTTTACTCATCACGTACAGGCGAAGAACTCGATGCGTTTCCAGCATGGATTAACCAGCCAGATTCACGTGCTCCACGATCTGTAACGATTGCATGGACAGTTGACTCACTCATCTATTATGGTCAGGCATTCTGGCAGGTAGATTCAATCTTCGCAGACGACGGACGCCCAGCATCTTTCCATTGGGTGCAGAATAATCGCGTATCAACAAAATTAGACCCTATGACTCAAGAAGTTGATTACTACATGGTCAATGGAACTCGCGTTCCAGATTCAGGTGTCGGCTCACTTGTTACATTCCAAGGGTTCGACCAAGGGCTACTATTAAAGGGTCAGCGCACAATCAATAGCGCTATCAATGTCGAGAATGCCATCAATGTGGCTATGACTACACCGATGCCTTCCGGTTATCTAAAAAATTCAGGCGCGGATTTGCCTGAGAACATGATTCAGGGACTTCTTAACTCTTGGAAGAATGCACGCAATTCACGATCTACTGCATACCTAACTTCTACTCTTGAATACGTACCAACATCATATTCACCAGCTGAAATGACATATAACGATTCTGCAGAAGAATTGGCGGCTCAGATTAGCCGTATGCTCAATATCCCAGCGGCAATGATTAACGCAGAGCACAACCGCTCATCTACTTACCAGAACGTACTCGACCAGCGCAAGGAGTTCATGGCTTATAGCCTTGCTCCATATATCAACGCTATCGAAGACCGTTTATCACTTGATGATCTCACTCCACGTGGCCAAGTTGTGAAATTCGCCGTGGATGAAACTTTCCTTCGTGCTAACCCACAAGACCGCTTGGCAGTCACAGAGAAGCTCTTAACCCTTGGCTTAATTGATATTAACCAAGCTAAAGAGATGGAAGGCTTGACGCCAGATGGCAGCGAGTCAGACACCACAATGCCAGACCAAGAACCAGAGGAGTCAACACCAGATGCAACTGACCTTTAGCTCACCAATCGAAGCGGCAGACGGTCAACGTCGTATCGTTTCAGGACAGATTGTCCCATTCGGCGCAGTCGGTAACACATCCGCTGGCCACGTTATCTTTGAGCGCGGTTCAATTCAGATTCCATCAGTTGCCAAGATTAAACTTCTTGCTCAGCACAATACAAACGATCCAATCGGACGCGCTCAATCTTTTCAGGAAACTAGCCAAGGCATCAACGGAGTCTTCAAGCTCTCTGCAGCTTCTAAGGCTCAGGATTATCTCGTCATGGCGTCAGAAGGACTTATCGATGGTCTTTCAGTAGGCGTCGAAGTCCTTGCATCTCGCGAGCGTAAGGACGGCGTGATGATTGTTTCATCAGCAGTTCTCAAGGAAGTATCCCTAGTCGAGTCACCAGCATTTACAGATGCTCGCGTTCTCGAAGTAGTCGCATCAGAAGGAGAAGAAGTGACTGAAGAAGTTACACCAGAAGATTCTGCACCTATCGAGGTAGCAGAGGAAACCCCAACAACAGAAAGTGAGGCAACTGTGTCTGAAGATACAACCGCCGCAACAACAGAGGCAGCTGCAGCTGCAGAAGCCTCACGCCCAATCATCAAGGCAGCAGCACCATACTCATCTGCTCCACGCCACGACATTATCTCAATGGGTAAGTACGTTGAGCACAAGGTTAAGGCAGCACTTGGCGATGACACATCACGCCAGTATGTAGCAGCAGCAGAAGATCCAAAGGCAGTTAAGGCTGCAGCGGATTCAATGTCGACAAACCCTGCGTTCAACCCAATCCAGTACCTCTCAAATTTTGTGTCTAACACAAACTTTGGTCGTCCAACAATCGACGCAGTAAGCCGTGGAACTCTTCCAGCATCAGGTCTTACAATGAACATCCCTGCATTGGTAACATCAGCAGGCGGCGGTTCAGACGTTGCACCAACAGTTGCAGAAACTGCAGAGTCAGATGCTCCATCAAACACAGGCATGACTTCAGCTTATGAGTCAGTCACAATCAAGAAGTATGCTGGTCAGCAGACAATCTCACTCGAACTTCTCGAGCGTTCAGACCCAATCTTCTTCGACCAACTTGCAATCCAGTTGGAGCGCGCTTACAAGCTCGCAACAGACAACGCAATGGTTGGAATCCTTCAGGCTCAGGGTACACAGGCAACTGCAACCGCTGGCACAACTGCTGGTTTCATTTCATACATCGCTGCAGAAGCACCAAAGGCCTACAAGGGTTCTTCATACTTCGCAGATCGCATCGTTGCTAACACAGACTGGTGGAGCAACCTAATTGGTGCGTTGGATACGACAGGACGCCCACTTTTTACAACCACTACACCTTGGAACTCTGCCGGACAGGCAACTCCTACATCTATCAAGGGTCAGGTCATGGGACTTGATCTCTACGTAGATAAGAACGTCACAGCTGGTCTTGTTGATGAGTCAGCATTCATCATCGCTCCAGAGACTGCATACTGGTGGGAGTCACCAGAAGCATTCTTCTCTGTCAACGTTGTTAACTCAATGTCTGTTCAGACTGCAATCTACGGCTACGGCGCAGGCAAGGTTCTCATCCCTGCAGGTGTTCGTCGCTTCAACCTCACATAAGCAATACCCCTAGTACGCCGAGGCGGTCGGGTAAGCCCTTCCCGACCGCTCTTGGTCTAATTGAAAGGATATACAATGGCGTTATTCGTTACTACTGACGATCTGCGCAACACCCTTGGCGTAGGCACATTGTATTCGGATGATTTATTAGAGTCTTCATGCCAGACGGCTACAGAAACTCTTCAGCAATATCTTTGGTATGACTCATACCCAGTCATCGGTGGAACTGTTCAGAGCGGTGTGGCTACAGTAGTCCTATCAGCTCCAGTATCCTTTACTGCAACAGAGTCAATCGTTATTACCAACGCAGGGACTAAGTTAAACGGAACTCACACCATTACTGCGACCTACCCATGGTCACAGGGGTCTGGAACGTTCCCACTATTCACTTACATGTTCCCATATAACTATTACACTTTCCCACGTAACTATTCATTGATCCAATGGACTACAAATCAAGCTGATATGAACTATCGCTTGATTAAGCCTTATGGCAAGGCCACAGGCGCGGACACAATGGAAACTGCCTATGCAGACATTGACTCAATCCGTAACGCAGCTCTTATGCTCGCTATCGACGTCTGGCAGGCTCGCCAAGCGCCTTCTAGCGGCGGTGTGTCAGTAGATGGCATTACTCCTTCTCCTTACCGTCTAGGCAACACAATGCTCGCTAAGGTACGCGGACTTATCGCTCCTTACACCAACCCGAATGCGATGATTGGATGAGCATCCCAGCCGTATCGACTTTGCGTCAGACATTGGCTCAGGCGCTCACAGATAACACGACCTACCAAGTCTTTGCTTTCCCGCCTGCAACCATTCAGGCTAACTCAGTCATCATCGTCCCTGATGATCCATATTTAGAACCATCTAACGATTCATGGGCAACAGTTGGCCCGACTGCCAATTTCAAGCTCATCATCACAGTCCCGCTCTTCGACAATGCCGGCAATCTTCAAGGCATCGAAGGAGCAATAGTAACTATGTTTAATGCGTTATTCACCGCAACAGAGAATGACGTTATCGCCTACAACGTAGGCACAGTAAGCCAACCCCAAGTCCTGAATGCCGCTTCTGGAGATTTACTCTCTTGCGAGATGGCTATCAGCCTAGTCACCTCATGGAGCTAACAATGGAAGAATGGTACGCAGAGCAAGCAGCATTCCTGACTAAAATCGGTCAGGTAGAAGAAGCAAAGCCAACAAAGTCAAAGAAAGACGAGGAATAACCAAATGGCAGTATTTCTAAATAATGGCGTAGGCGTGAAGGTTAACTCAGTCGACCTCTCTGACCACGTAAACAACATCACTCTCAACCGCAACTTCGATGAACTCGAAGTAACTGCAATGGGTGATTCAGGCCACAAGTTCATTAAGGGACTTGAAGCATCATCTATCACTCTTGACTTCCTCAACGATACAGCTACAGGATCTGTCCTTCAGACACTTCAGGCTGCATGGGGAACTAACGTCACAGTCGTATTGCTACAGAACAAGGGAACTGCAGTATCTGCAACTAACCCACTTTACACAATGACAGTTCTCCTCAACGGAACAACTGACATCAACGGCGCGACAGGCGACCTCTCAATGCAGAGCGTAACTTGGAACGTATCAGGTACTATTGCAGTTACTACATCAGGTAGCTTCTAAGCATTAGGCGAAAGGGCATAGCATGGCAAAGTTAAAGGTCACACAGGTCGACGGCACAGTTCACGATATTTTGGTTACTCCTAAGTTGGAGTGGGCATTCGAGAACTATGCAAAGAAAGGCTTCCACAAAGCCTTCATCGAAGACCAGAAGCAGTCAGACGTTTATTGGTTGGCATACGAGGGGCTTCGTCAGAACGGCATCACAGTTAAGCCGTTTGGCGAGGCTTTCCTCGATACTCTCAAGAGCGTTGAGGTGCTTGACGACGACCCTTTAGAATAGATCGGCAATCCTTTACCTATATGGCGGCACGTATCTCCATAGAGGTAGGGATTCCGATAGAACACATATTGAATATGGATGCCTATACTTTCAAGGTCTATATGGCAGCCCTAAACGACAGAGGGAAGGAGATCAAAGATGCCAGCAATCGTAATAAGCGGTAATACTGAACTCCGAGCAGCTCTTCGTCGATTTGCTCCAGACTTAGAGAAAAACCTTCGTAAAGAGATGGCGTCAGGACTTAAGCCAGTCGTCAAGGCGGCTAGAGGTTTCGTTCCAATCGATTCCCCGATGAGTGGATGGGCGCAGCGCAAGACTGTAACTGCGCGTTTCCCACTTT